CAGACTTGCAGAGGTTGCACGACTAGCAGAAGTAGCAAGACTTCAAGCAGAAGCAGCAGCAGTATTGGCGGCACAGCAAGAGGCTGCAAGAATCGCAGCCATCACTGCAGAAGTTGCCAGACTCGCAGAAGTTGCCAGACTCGCAGAAGTAGCCAGATTAGCAGAAGTGGAAAGACTTGCAGAAATTGCTAGGTTAGCAGAAGCAGCAAGGATTACAGAAATAGCAAGATTAGCAGAAGTTGCACGACTAGCAGAGGTGGCAAGGCTTGCAGAAGCAGAAAGACTTGAGGCTGCAAGAATAGCAGCAGCGGTTGAGGCTGCTCGCGTAGCAGCAGAAGTTGAGGCTGCAAGAATTGCTGCTGAAGTTGAGGCTGCAAGACTAGCAGCAGAAGCAGCAGCCAAAGCAGAGGCTGCAAGAATTGCTGCAGAACAAGAGGCTGCTCGTGTAGAAGCAGAAAGAGTTGCAGCGGAAGAAACCGCAAAGAAAGCAGAAGCAGAAAGACTTGCTGCAGAAGCAGCAGCAGCAAAGGCTGAAGCAGAACGAATTGCTGCTGAAGAAGCAAAAGCCAAAGCAGAAGCAGAGGCAAAAGCCAAAGCAGAAGAAGAACGGTTAGCAGCGGAAGCAAAGGCTAAGGCTGAAGCGGAAGCAAAAGCCGCAGAAGAAGCAAAGGCCAAAGCCGATGCAGAAGCCAAGGCTGCTGAAGAAGCAAGACTAAAAGCAGAAGCAAAGGCTGCGGCAGATGCTGCTGCAAAAGCAGAGGCAGACCGTCTAGCAGCAGAAGCAGCATCAAAAGCAAAGGCTGAAGCAGATGCAAGGGCTGCTGCTGAAGCAGCACGAGTTGCTGAGGCAAAAGCAGCAGCAGAAAAACTTGCAGAACAGGAAGCGCTGAAGAAGGCGGCAGAAGAAGGTAAACTAAGTGAAGAACAAAAAACCGTTATTGCAACTGAGTTAATTGCATCAGTTGCTCCTGGAGAAGCAATTTCCGCTGCAGCAATCAAAGAAGCAGGCATTGAGTATAAGGATTTACCTCCAGAGACTCCCGTAGATGTTCGTACCGATGAGCAAGGAAATGCAGTAGTTATTTCTGCTGAAGTTGCTGCACAAGTTGAACTACTACAAAACCCAGGTGCTTTGCTTGCTGAAGCATTTTCTGACCCAGGAGCAGCATTAGCAGCACTTGGAAGTATTGGCGCTGATATGAGTCCTGCCGAACGTAAAGAGGCAACCGACATGGTTGTTGCAACGGTTGTTGCCGCAGGTGCTGCTATAAACGCAGTTGGTGCAGCAGCAAGTTCTACTGGAGGTTCATCTTCTGGTGGAAGTAGTGGAGGCGGAAGTTCTGGTGGTGGAGGCTCATCAGGTGAGAGTAAAGGCGTAAGGAGACGAAAGCCATGAAAGTACTAAAAGACATGATTGACCAACTATGGACTCTGCTTGGCATGTTTATTGCTTGGGTAGTTTTAGACGGAAGCGCTAAAACCATTGTTGGATACGCAATCATTGCAACACTATTTGCATGGGCTATTACGTATCCCCTGCGTAACCGCGACGAATAAGAGACCATTACTTCTGAGTTGGGCAATTAGTAAGGAGTAACATGGATATCAACGCACTTAAGGCTGCAGGAGCAACTTGGCTCCGTGCATCAGTTGCTGCTGTTGCAGCGCTTTATATGTCTGGAATTTCGGACCCAAAAACTTTGGCTAATGCTTTTGTTGCAGGTCTGCTTGGACCAGCAGCAAAGTTTGTAAATCCAAAAGACCCATCATACGGTTTCGGCAAGAAGTAATTTAGAGGAGATGCACCAGTGACAAATACCTTTGCAACTATTGGCATTGTCGCTGGTGCTCTCATTAGCCTGGGAGTGCTCTTGAGCCCGTTCTACAAAAAAGTAAAACGTTGGGCTGCATGGATGGAGCGCTTCATGCGTGACTGGGAAGGTGAGGAGGAATCTCCAGGACGGGATGCAGTTCCAGGAATCATGGAACGTATGAACCGTATGGATGGAGAACTTAGCCAAAATGGTGGATATACCACTGTTAAAGACCGAGTAGACCGTCTTTACGAAAATCAAACAAAGGTTATTGAAACTCAAGATAAGTTGCTTGATGCTTTTGTAGAGATGGGTGAGCGTCTAATTAACATTGAAAATTGTTTGACGAATACCACATCAGAACCAAAAAACTAAGGGAAGATTAGACCATGTCACAGATGAACAGAGTAACCGCAGGCCATGGCTCTAGCGGCAATCCATTTAATTGGCTTGGTAGCAAAAGTTCTGGTCGTCTTAATGCTATGCAACAAGGTATTGCAAGTGCTGCGTCGCAACAGGCTGACCAAGAACACGACATACGTCGTATGGTTACTAAACATGTTCTTGCTAAAGACATGCATACCCATATCTCTAAAGACGCTCAGGACGAAACTCCAGTGACAATGGACTACGAAGGTCTTCAAACTGGAAACGTAAAAAGAGCACGCAAAGTTCGTACTCCAAAAGTAGAGACCCCACAAGCAACCGAGGCTCCTGCAGAAACTAAAGCGCCTGAAACACCAGCGGCTACTCATAGCACTGGACAAATTATTGCTACAAATATTCCAACTAATCCTGGTGAGTGGAAGGGCGGAACTGTACAGCGTAATCCAAAAACAAAAAGAGCAGAAGCCAATCCAGCCTACAGAGACTTTAAAACACGCAAACAACATTTTGACACAAGCATTGCAACACAAACAGGTCACTTTGCTGTTAAACCAGAAATTAAAATTCCTAATTACGCACGTAAGGCTATGCAACCAAAAAAGGGGTAGTTAATGGCAACTAAAAAAACTGCAGCATGGTCCCGTAGCGAGGGCAAGAACAAAAAAGGTGGCCTTAACGAAAAAGGTCGTAAGTCCTATGAGCGTGCACATCCAGGTTCTGATTTAAAACCTCCCGTTAAAAAAGAACAGGCTAAAAAGTCTCCTAAGTCTGCAGCACGTCGTAAGTCTTTTTGTGCAAGGATGGAAGGTATGAAGAAGGTTAATACGTCTGCAAAAACGGCTAATGACCCTAACAGCCGTATCAATAAATCGTTGAGAGCGTGGGATTGTTAATGAAATGTGCAAACTGTAAAAAAGATGCTTTTTACATTTATCAAATGACAGAAAAAACACAGGTTCTATACTGCAATGTACATTTGCCAACTTTTTTAAAAAACGCAAAGAATGCTGGTCTTCTTAAGACAACTGACTCTTTTAAATCAGTCATTGAAGAAGGCTTAAAGAATATTGTTACCCCTAAAGTAGAAGTTACTCCTGTAGAAGAACCAGTAGTTGAAGAAGTACAGGATGAAGAAGAAATAACCGAAGAGCCAAAGAAGAAAGCGACAAAGAAGAAGGCAGAATAAATGCCTATTATTCGTAAGTTTGCAATTCAAGGCCATGCCATTCCCGCTATTTCGCATAGCCCTAGAGGACCTTTTCCTCCAGAAGTTTTAGCCCAACCACAAATGCACGTTGATGAACATCACTCTGACTCTTTACACGTTGGATTAGACGATGTTCGGTTCTTTAAATGTAAAGATTGTGACGAGATTCTTCTTCAAGAAGAGTTAGACGAACACGAGTGTGACGAATAAACCCTGACATAGAGCAATTCTTCTTGGATACTACATACCAAGGTTCCCCTAAGCGCATGGGGAAATTAACACCTCTATAGAGAAAGAAGAAAATAAATGGCAACGAATAACAACGGAAACTTGCTTGATGATTTAGGCGAGGTAGCAATTGACTTTGTATGGGGTAATTTCCCTATTCAACCAAACGATGCTCGTCCAAACACAACAGCAGAGCGTCTAGACCCAGCATTAGATAACCACATCATTGCTCTTTCAGGATGGGGCGGATACCCACAGTTCACAGCAAACTCTGCTGGTGAAGATGTAGCAGGAGCAACTGATTACGTACTCGTACCGTCAGTAATTGGTCTTACAACAGCACTTGCAGTTGATGCAATGAAGGATGCTTCATTGACAGTTACAACTGCAACAGGAGCAACCAACTCTAGTAAGACAGTATCTTCTGTATACCGTACTTCTAACTCAACAACTATCCGTTTTGGAGCAACTTCACACGGGTATGCAGTTGGTAACAAAGTAACTGTTTCAGGTCTTGATGCAGAATTTAATGCAACTTGGACAGTAACCAATGTTCCAACAGCAAACGCTTTTGATGTTGTTGGTGCAAGTGCTGCTTCCTATGGTGCCCCATCAACAAGTGGTTCAGTCGTTGCAGTTGCTGCAACAATTAAGACTCAATCACTAACCGCTGGACAAAACAACGTAGTACCTGGTGCAGCAGTAACTATTACACCTTGGGCATAAGTAAGTAATTTAATGGTTAGACCTACAGGCGGACGAGGCACCTCTAGAGGGGTGTCTCGTCCGTCTGCTCAGGAAATGTTAAGAAGTATTACTTCTAATGTTTTTGGTGATGAGTTCAGCGGTGTGCCTGTTACCGCAACAAAAGCAGAGTTTAAAAATATGAATGACGCTTGGCTAGACAATGATGTTTCTATGGACTACTACGACCCAAAGAAATACGACAATCTTGCTGGTCAAACACAGGCAGTAGATACACAACTTAGTCGCCAATTTTATGAAGTTATTGGTGTAAACGAATTTGTTCCTGGGTATGCAGGTCCGCAAAATGAAGAAGACACTTCTCCAGCACCCCTTACTTTAGTTCCAACCTCTACTACGAACCCGCAACGTCCACGTACAGTTGCCGCTGGTTATGATGAGGACGAAGAAAAACTCACCGTTATGTTCCGTGATGGAACTCTTTATAATTATTACGAAGTAGACGCAAGTGAATGGGCAGCATTTAAAGCAAACCGTTCTAAAGGCGCTATCATTTATCGTATGTTAGATTTTAAACCACGTGGGTATGCTGATGAATCAAGCATGTCTAAAAGTGCACGTGAAGCGTTTTATCGCTATAGTCGTGGTGTTCAAGTTGTTAAAGAAGGTAAGGGTAAAGGGCAAACTAAAGCCACCTATAAAACAGTTTCACAGGCGGCTAAGAAAAGGAAATAGAAATGCCAAAGGTGCATAAACTCGGAACAAAGCATTTCTTACAGATAGTTGACCTTCCCGTTGTATGGGGCAATAAGGTTGTTGTACGTGGGTGGACACAAGAAATAGAAGAACCTTTTCGCACCTCGGAACCTCTTTTGATACGATTACCTAAGTACAAGGCACTAGTCTTAGGTAAATGGACTGGTAGCAAAACTGAAGAAGAAGCACTCAAATCGGCACTAGAAACACGGGAAGTTACATATGATGATTTTACGGAAGAAGCAGGATGGACAGCCCCAGACTCGGATAGAGAAGAGAGTGGCGAAGATATCTACGCCAGACTTGATTCAGTGGATGGAACAGTCAATGTACACGATTGGCAAACTTATTACCGAATGGCAAAAGAGTCCGAACAGTGATGCACTTTTAGATGAAGTAGAGATGGGTGCAGAAGCATTCTTAGCAATTGCTAGAGAATTGAAGCGTCGCAAATAGTGTGTTACAATTTGCCTGCTTCACCTCTCTCTTGGTCTGGCGACGACCCACTTCGGTGGGTCTAGTCATTTAGGAGGACAAAATGAAAACTTACGATTCCGATAAGTTTGAAGAGATTAATCCTGAGTTTTATTTGCAGGAAGAACCTCTTCCCGAAGAAGCCCCAGAAGACGAACTAGATGAACTATCTCAACAGTTTGTTAACAAACTAATAGATAAAATTATGGACTTCTTAAAAGTCCTTGTAGGTCATGATTTGCACCCATACCAAAAACCCTTAGCACGTCGCATCATTGAGTCTGTAATTATCAATGATGGCGAAGAAATCACAGCACTTGCTTCACGTCAGTCAGGTAAGTCAGAAACTGTTGCTGACACAGTAGCCACACTAATGATTTTGCTTCCACGTCTTGCAAAGTTGTATCCAGACCTTCTTGGGAAGTTTAAAGGTGGTTTATGGGTTGGCCTTTTTGCGCCTACAGAAGGACAGGTAGAAACACTCTTTGGTCGTACTGTTACACGGCTCACATCTGAACGTGCAATTGAAATTATGGGTGACCCAGAAATTGATGATGTTGCAGCACGTGTAGGTGGTGTTACACGACAAATTAAATTAAAGAAGTCTGGCTCCACAATTACGATGATGACTGCAAACCCTCGTGCAAAAATTGAATCTAAGTCTTTCCATTTGATTATCATTGATGAGTGCCAAGAAGCAGATGACTTCACTGTGTCTAAATCAATTTCACCAATGCTTGCGTACTACGCAGGAACCATGGTTAAAACAGGCACTCCTACAACTTCTAAAAACAATTTTTATCGTGCTATCCAAATGAACCGACGTCGCCAAAATGAAAAGGGCAAACGTCAAAATCATTTCCAATGGGATTGGAAAGAAGTTTCAAAGTACAACGAAAACTATGAGAAGTTCATTAGAAAAGAAATGCTACGTATTGGTGAAGACTCAGATGAGTTTCAAATGTCATATTGCTGCAAATGGTTACTTGAAAGAGGTATGTTTGTTACTTCTTCTGTAATGGACAAACTTGGTGATACATCTCAAGAGTTAGTTAAGTCATGGCATAAGACTCCTTGCGTTGTTGGCATTGACCCTGCACGTAAAACTGACAGTACTGTTGTAACGGTTGTGTGGGTTGACTGGGATAGGCCAGATGAGTTTGGGTACTTTGACCATCGTGTTTTAAACTGGATGGAACTACAGGGAGATGACTGGGAAGAACAGTACTTCCAAATTGTTAATTTTTTAGAGAACTACGACGTACTTGCAGTTGGCGTAGATGCTAACGGTGTTGGTGATGCAGTAGCGCAACGTCTTAAGTTGCTGTTACCTAGAGCAGAAGTTATGTCACTTACTTCTAGCCCATCAGAGCAGTCAAGGCGTTGGAAGCACCTACAGGCATTAATTCAACGAGAAATGGTTTCTTGGCCTGCTCACGCAAAAACCCGCAGACTTCGTACTTGGAAACGTTTTTACCAGCAAATGGTGGATGCAGAAGTTACTTTTAAAGGACCTAACTTTTTAGTGGCAGCACCCGATGAAACATACGCCCATGACGATTTTGTGGACTCTTTATCTATTGCTTGTTCGCTGACGCAGGACTTGGTGATGCCAGAAGTAGTTGCCTCAAGTAATCCTTTTTTTGGCAGTTAAACAACACAAGAGGGTTAAAACGAGAGACACTTTTCTCTGGAATGGCCTTCCCAAATCCTTAAGGAGTAAACATGACAATTTCACCAGCACCTCGCTTTCCAGAGCGTGCACCACAGAACTACGAAATGAAGGGTGCAGGCAACGCAACACGCCGTGGACCACTTCGTTTTGAAGAAGGTATCGCAACCGATACTGACGTCCCAAATGATTTTCAAAAGGGAATGATGCAGGGAATGGTTCCTGCAGCAGGTCGCCCTAACCACAACGCAAACGTATTTGAGAAACCAGCAGCAGAAACTCTTGCTGAGCGTGCTCACGTAGGTTCTGCTGCGTGGGTAGAAGCACCAACTTTCCTTGGTGAGTTCGCACACGGTACATACAACGATTACTCTGCTCAAACAATTGAGACAGTGGCTCGTTCAGGTGGACGCACACAGCGTCAATCTGCAACCGTAGTAAACGACTAATTTAAGCAGACAGCCGACTGGCCTCCACACTAGTGTGGGGGCCATAGGCGGATTTTTTGGAGGAAAAATAAATGGCAAGTAAACCAGCCAACCCACGATTGTGGAACACCATTGTCGCAATGGCAAAAGCAAAGTACTCCAACTACCCTAACCCAGGCGCATCGCACTGGGTGCATAAGAATTATGTTGAAAAAGGTGGTCAGTTTATTGAGACCTCTGAAAAAGACCGTCGTAAAAAGATGGAACAAAAGAAACAAGAAAACAAAGCCCAAAAAGAACGCATAACAAAAAAAGAAGATAAACCTTCTAAAAAGGATAAAGGCAAGAAGTAATGTCATTTCTTGATTTCAGCCCTCCTAGTTATAGGGCTGCGTCGTCCGATTTAACAATCTCCATTTCTCCCCTTGGACTTGTTGAACTTGCCGACGAAGAATTTGAAGTACACGGTCCACGATTAAATCGTTACTCCCTTAACTGGGCAATGTATTTGGGACACCATTGGGGTTATCGCCGTGAGTCAGGCGAAATGCAAATTGCAGTTAACTATTACAGAGCCTTTAATGACTTCTTAGCACGTTTCGTTTTTGGTAAGGGTGTTCACTTCCGTTCCCCTAAAGCAACAGAAGCAATTATTCCAGACCGCTTAGAGCGCATCTGGGAAGTAGATAATGACAAAATGCGTGTGCTTCTTGAGATGGCACAGCAAGGCGGAATTACTGGTGACATATTTACAAAGATTGCATACGAAGAACCTTGGACAGATTCTGCAGGCGGTTTCCATCCAGGACGTGTTCGTATTCTTCCTATGAACTCTTCGTTCTGTTTTCCTGAATTCCACCCACATGACCGCACACGGTTACTACGTTTTAAGCAGAAGTATCGTTTCTGGGGAACATCTTTAGAAGGTACTCGCCAAGTATTTACTTACACTGAAATTCTTACAGATGACACAATTGAAGAGTACATCAACGATGAACTCATTGACTCACGTCCTAATCCACTTGGATTAGTTCCTGTAGTCCACATACCTAATGTTCCTGTTTCAGGTTCGCCATGGGGTCTCGCAGACGCACACGACATCATCACAATAAACCGAGCCTATAATGAGATATCAACTGACGTAGCAGACATCATTAACTATCACGCTTCCCCTGTGACAGTTATTGTTGGTGCTAAAGCCTCTAACCTTGAAAAAGGCGCAAAGAAGGTTTGGGGCGGTCTTCCAAAAGATGCTCAGGTCTTCAACTTAGAAGGCGGTGCACAAGGTATTGACGGAGCCTTGAAGTACCTAGAACTTCTAAAGCGCTCAATGCATGAAATCATGAACATCCCAGAAACCGCACTGGGTCAAGTTCAACCTATCTCCAATACATCAGGTGTTGCGCTTTCTATTCAGTATCAGCCATTGATGAATCGTTGGTCACAGAAAGTTGCTCAATACGGTAAAGGCATTGAACGCATCAATGAACTTGCATTACGTACTCTTGCATTAAAAGAACCTCAACTTCTTATGTACGACCCAACCCAAGATGGGCCAATCAAGGAAGGTCAACTAGACCGTCTTGACCCTAATGACCCAATCACATACCAAAACTATGTGCAGTTCCCACAACCACTGCCATTAGACAAACTAATTGTTTTGAATGAGATTCAAACTAAATTGGGCATGGGCTTAGAGTCCAAAGAAGGAGCCTTGCGTACGCTGGGCGAGGAATTCCCAGAAGAAAAGTTAAATGAGATTCGTGAAGAACTCATTGCTGATGCTCAGGCTGATGGCGCCTTACAACTTGTAAAGATTCAAGTCCAGAAAGCAATTATGGACATGACAGGCATGATGATGGGTCCAGACGGAAACTCTGCTATCCCGATGCCACCACAACAATTAGGTGATGGCGATGTTCTAGGTGACGGCATTGAAGGTGCTCCCTCAGAAGAAAACGCAAAAAACCCAGATAATTTAGCAAGCGAACAAGCAAACATGGATGCTGAGTCCGCTATTAGAAACAAACTTGTCACTGAAGCCTATGGAACTAAACTTCCACAACGCAGAGCAGTAGACAGAGAATAAAAGAATTCTGATAAAAATCAGAATATAACGAGACAAAAGCATTAAAATGTAATGCAATTATCTCACTATAACCAAGTGATACGCCGCAAGGCATTCGGACAACTAGACAAGAAAGATAAGTGAATCCTAATGGATACAGACAACCAAGTAGTAATGGATGAACTGCCAGTAAACTCGGCAAATGCTCCAGAAGTGAGTGACCAAGTGGAAAAAACTTTTACTGCAGACGACCTTGCAAAGGCTCGTGAGCAAGAAAAGGCCAAGGTCTATCCAAAGATGGAAAAAATGGCTGAAGAACTTGCTTCATTGAAAAAGCAAGCAGAAGAAGTTGCTGCTAAAGAAGCAGAAAGAACTGCCCAAAGAGTAGCAAAGAAAGCCGAAGAAGTTGCAAAAGCAAAGCAGAAAGAAGAAGAAGAACTTTCTGTTAAAGAACTCCTATCTAAGAAGGAGCAAGAATTTCAGAGTCAACTTGACAATGAACGTCTTGAGAGAGAAAAGGCTTTTGCCCTTCTTGAAAAAGAACGTCAATTTACAGAATTGATGAATTACCGTCAGGGCCGTTTAGAACAAGAGCGTGACAGCATTGTTCCTGAACTGATTGACCTGATTCAAGGTAATTCAAAAGATGAAATTGAGCAGAGCATCGCAATGTTAAAAGAGAAATCTTCTAGCATTCTTGCGTCAGCCCAAGCAGCAATGCAATCCGCAAAGCAGCAAATGGTTGGAGCACGTGTAACGGCTCCAGCATCAGGACCCCTAGATAATGACTCGGAACAATCATCGTACTCGCCCGATTCACTTCGGGATATGTCAATGGCAGACTATGCGAAGCAAAGAGCCAAATTACTTGGCAGTGCAGCAAGCAATCGTGGTCAGGGACTGTTCGGTTAATCCCCCCCTTAACAACTAATGAAAGGACTTGACCTCAATGGCAAGTGCAATTACAGGTACAGGGCAACTCGCTACTGCCCCAACCGCCTACTCAGGCGCTAACTCAAGCCTCAACCAGGCTATCCAAACAATCTGGTCAAAAGAAATTTTGTTCCAGGCAATGCCAATTCTTCGTTTTGAACAGTTCGCTGTTAAGAAGACTGAACTAGGAGTTGCTCCTGGTCTTCGTGTGAACTTCCTTCGTTACAAGAACTTTGCTGTTGACCCATCACCTCTTACAGAGGGTGTGCGTATGACAACAAACGCTCTTACAGCAGAGCAGATTGCAATTACAGTTGCAGAACACGGCTACGCAGTAGCAGTTTCTGAACTACTTCTTAACGCATCATTTGATGACGTTATGGCATCTGCTTCACGTCTTCTAGGTCGCCACATGGCACAGTACTTAGACGTACAGGCTCGTAACACACTGTCTGCAGCAACTTCTGCAGTATTCGGTTATGACCGCACAGGCATCACAGGTGGCGCGTTCACTAACTACGACGAAGGTTCAGCCGCAACAGCAATTTCACAACTTGATGGAGACCACAAGTTAACAACTGCTGCTATCAAGGATGCTGCTCTTACCCTTGCTGGTAAGAACATTCCTCGCTTAGGCGAAACCTATGTACAGTTCGTACACCCAAAGCAATCTCGTGACCTTCGCTCTAACCCAGAGTTCATTGAAGTCACAAAGTACGCTGCTCCAGGTAACTTCATGCTCGGTGAAATTGGTCGTTTATACGACGTAGTATTCATTGAAACAACACAGGTTAAGAAGTTGGCTGCATCAGGCACTTATACAACTTCAACTCTTGTTGGTGCTCCAGCAGACCAGGGAGTTGTGCCTGTTAAGGCTAACACAGCCCCAGGTTCAGGTGGAAACCCAGAGTCTGCTAGTTATACTGCAGAAGCAGGTTACCTAACATCAGCAACAGGAAACTCTGCAGATGTTTACGAATCAATCATGATTGGTGACAACGCATTCGGTCACGCAATCTCACTCCCAGTTGAACTACGTGATGGTGGTGTTCTTGACTTTGGTCGTGAGCACGCTCTTGCATGGTACGCAATCTGGGGCCTTGGCGTAATTACAGACCAGGCTATCGTCAAGGTTTACACAAACTAAGACTCCGTAGTTGTCTGGGGGACCTACTCCTTCCTGGTCCCCCAGTCACTACAAAAAATTAAAAACTATTTTAGGAGAAAAACACCGTGGCAAATACACCAGTAAGTCCGCTTGACGCAACAGGCCGTGCAGCGGCTGAAGCAACAAAGAAAAATGCAGAAGAACTTAGAAAGCGCAAAGATGAAATATCTATTGCCGCTCAAGTTGAGGCAGAGAGCATGGAACGGGATGTCTTTGACCCAAAGCACCCAGATGCTCCGCTTGTTCTAGACGAGATTGAAACCGTTGGAGTATCAACAGCAGGAGACATGGTTGTAATTCGTACCATTACCGATGTTGAAGAAATGACTTACGGAGTTGGAAATCACTACACCTTTAAAGCAGGTGTTAAGTACCGAGTTCCATCTAGTCTCGCCAGTTATCTAGAACAACTTGGATATATTTGGCGGCCTAACTAAGGCTTGTCAACAAATGTCCAACCTCAACTGGTTCCCGCCCTCCTCCCAGTTGGGGTTGGACCTTTTTTTAACGTGCATCTTTGAGATGATTACGCCAATTAGTTTTCGGAGGTTATGTGGCAACAACGAGCAGCCTTGCAGACAGACTACGGTCTGAACTGGGCGATATGGGTAAATCTTTTGTTTACCAAACCGTTGCTACTGGCGACACTAATCGCTATCTCATACCTTATTCACCTGTTGATGGTTTAAACTTAGTTGTTACCGTAGACGGTTCTGACGTGTCTAATTACTGCGAAGTAGAAGAAACCACTGGATACATAACCTTTGATACAGTTCCAACTGCAGGAGATTTAATTGTTGTTGCAGGAAATTACTTTCGTTACTTTACAAATTCAGAAGTTTGTGAGTACGTTGACACTGCTTTTGGGCAACACGCTGCAAATCACGCTGATGGTTATGGTCGCGGTTACACTATGGGCACCCTTCCAGGGATTGAAGAATATCCAGTAGTTATCTATGCTTCAACTTTAGCATTGTATGCCCTTGCTACAGATGCTGCTTTTGATATTGATATTCAAGCCCCTGACGGTGTTTCTATTCCTCGTTCTGAACGTTATCGTCAGTTAATGCAGATGATTGAAGTTCGCAAACAACAATACCGTGAATTATGTTCACAACTTGGTATTGGCCTTTATAAAATTGATGTATTTTCTTTGCGACGAATCTCAAAAACAACAAATCGTTACGTACCTATTTATCTTCCAATGGAAGTTGATGACCGTTCTATGCAACGTCGTGCAATTATTTCTATCCCTAGTTATGGTTCTGCTATCTCTCCATCTGATGTTCCTACATACGATTTAACAATGTATGAAGGAGATTCATTTGAAGTAACTCTTGATTTTCCATTTGATGTTAATGATTACACTTTTACTTCAGAAATTCGTATTCATTATGGTGACCCAGGAATTGCAGCAACTTTTACTACTGAAAAAATTGATACTGATAAAGTAAAGATTTCTTTAACTCCAACTCAAACTAACTCACTTCCAGAACGTTCTTTCTGGGATATTCAAGCAACTCTTGATGCTGACCCAAGTTATCAACAAACATTTTTACGTGGCGCAGTATTTTGTACAAGGCAGGTAACCGAGTAATGGCAAGAGCATATAACTATTCAATGTCCTGCGGATGTGTAGGAACTTGTACTTGTTCTGTTCAAGGAATCATTGTTGTTCCTGGACAAGGCGGTGCACGTGGTGCACAGGGTACACAAGGAATTTCAGGTTCTTTTGCTGGACAAGGTGTACAAGGAACTCAAGGTTCACTTGGTGTACAAGGAACTACAGGCTCAGGAGCACAGGGTGCTCAAGGGCGTCTTGGAGCACAAGGTACTGTTGGCGCTGGAACCCAAGGTACAACAGGCGCACAAGGAACTCTTGGAACACAAGGAAACCTTGGAACACAGGGAATAACAGGTGCTGGTACTCAAGGAACAATTGGTTCTCAAGGTATTCAAGGTGGTGGGGTAAGTCTTCAAGATGTAGAAGACCTTATTGCAAATTCCGCTTTAACAACAACCGATGACCTTTCAGAAGGTACAACAAATAAGTACTTTACTGTAGCCAGAGTTTCTTACGAACACATCCAAGATGTGGTAAGTGACTCTTGGGTAATTGTTCATAATTTAGGCTTCAAACCTAACGTCACTGTTATAGACTCAGCAGGTACAATCTATGAAGGCGAAATTGCGTACACTAATACAACCTCACTTACGGTCTCGTTTTCAGCAGCATTCTCAGGCAAAGCGTTTTTATCTTAAGGAGATAAATTAAATGGCACGTAAGTTTTTAACCCCTATTGATTTAAACAAACTTGAACTTCAGAATGCCAGAATTCAAAACCTCGCATCTGCTCCTGCTGAACCAGTTGCTGGTCAAGTTTACTTTGACACCACACTACACCTCCTTCGTATATGGGATGGTACTGCATGGACAAGCGCTGGTGTACAAGGTACAACAGGTTCACAAGGCACAGTAGGTGCACAAGGCACAGTTGGTGCTCAGGGTCTTACAGGAACTCAAGGATTAGATGGAACGCAAGGAACAGTTGGCTCACAAGGCCTTGAAGGTTCACAAGGTTTAGTTGGTAGCCAAGGTTTAGATGGTACGCAAGGCACTGATGGCACTCAAGGTACAACTGGAGCGCAAGGTTTAGACGGTACGCAAGGAACTATTGGTTCACAAGGTACTGTTGGCTCACAAGGTTTAGATGGAACGCAGGGTACAACAGGTGCACAGGGTACTGTTGGAGCACAGGGTCTTGATGGTACGCAAGGTACAGATGGCGCTCAAGGCTTAGATGGAGACGTATACTCCACAACATCAGGAAGTGCATTAACTCTTGCAAGTTCTGGTACACAGACTATTTATCTTGATGGCGTTAATTTAGATTATTCAACTGGTCAAAACATTGTTATTGCTAAAAATGGCGACATAACAGAAATTCAATACGCTCAAGTTATTACTTACAACAGTGCTACTGGAGCATTGTTATTAAACAAAGTTCGCTCTGTAGGAACTGGCGCTAAGAACGCTGGAGAAACACCAGGATACTGGACAGTAAACCTTGACGGTGCTGTCGGTATTGAAGGAGCGCAGGGAACTACAGGTTCTCAAGGCTTAGACGGCATTCAAGGTTTAGACGGAACTCAAGGCACTACTGGTTCTCAAGGGCTAAATGGCACACAGGGCACTGTAGGTTCACAGGGCACCATTGGTTCTCAAGGAACTATTGGCTCACAAGGAACCGTTGGTTCTCAAGGAACTGTAGGTACAGCAGCACTGTGGAACTTTACTGGTGCTTATAACCCAGGCGCATCATACGCAGTTGGCGACGTAGCAACTTACCAAGGACAGACTTGGTACCGCAAACATGCTAATGGCGGTAACACTGGAGATACTCCTGTAGAAGGAACCTTCTGGACACTACTTGCTGCACAAGGCGTACAAGGAACCGTAGGAGCCCAAGGCACTGTTGGTACGCAAGGTACTGTTGGTTCTCAGGGTACTGATGGCACACAGGGAACTACAGGTTCTCAAGGGCTTGACGGTGCTCAAGGTACAGTCGGTAGCCAAGGTCTTGACGGAACTCAAGGAACTGTTGGAAGTCAGGGACTAGACGGTACCCAAGGTACAGATGGTACTCAAGGTACTGAAGGCGCTGTAGGTTCACAAGGTATCGTAGGTGCTCAAGGTCTTGACGGTATTCAGGGAGCAGTAGGTGCTGAAGGTAACTTCGGCGGTATCACAGTTCCTTATTACTATGATGACGTTACAAGTATGTCGGACCCAGGCGACAACAATGCTCGCTTTAATAATGCCAATAAAACTTTAGTTACACACATTGCATTGGATGATAATCCTGTAGATGGTAACTACGATGTATCTAACTTCTTAACAACTATTGATGACTCAACATCTACCATCAAGGGTCACGTAAAAGTTTCTAGAAAATTTGATACTGCTACTTTTTATCTTTACACAATTTCTGGTGTTACAGATTCAGCG